TTTTTTTGTCGCTAGGTTAAACGTCTTTGATGTAATACGATCTTACGTAGCCGATAACTTCGCGGATACAGCGAATGTTCCAACCCCAGTAATATTTCTCGTTAGCTTCTTTAGCGCGTGCGAGGGTGATCTCTTTCATCCAACACATTTGGTCAGCGTTAGTTTGTGCTACTAAGAAAGACATACCTGTATAATGTCCACGTTTTAATAATAACGCATCAATCGTCTTCAAGGTAGTAGGTCCCATGTATCCGTCAGCGACGATATTGTTCCAATACTTCTGGCGGTTGTTAAGGCAGTTTAATGATTCTTGTATTGCGCTAACAGGACGAGTAGAACCAGATTTAAGGCCCCAACGGAACATAGTACGTGCTAGTGCATAAGAGCGGTCACATACTTGGTCTAAATACATGTTATCCCAAAAGTCGACACCGTAAAGATAGTACGCCATATCTTTCGATAGGTTGACCATCGTGCCGTCCCATCCAAATTTAGCGATGAGATCTTTCTTACGCTTCACTGCAACTGCAATCGTAATACCGTGGTTGGTTTCTTTACCTAGATCATTCGGATCATTTACATGACCACCTTCTACGTCAGTTTCACCGTCGATACATTCTTTCTTAAATTTTTCGTGTTGTAAGTTTGCCATTACGCAAGCTCCTTTTTTTTTATGTTAAAGTGGGTATGCTAATAAATTCCAAGAATCACCGACATCGGTTTGTCCGTATATCTTCCCGTCGCTAGGTGCAGTAATTACAAGCGTAGCTGTATGCGGTGCAGAACCATCATGCCAGTTAATATTACCGCCTGCTGTAGTTGCCAATACACTACCGCTAGAGTTAGTGACAGTGACAGGTGCGAGCGTACGTGTATCGCCACCACGGTTTGTTGTAACGCCGTAAATATGGACAACGTATTTCTTGCCACCTGTAAGGCCGCTGATAGACGAGGTACCTGTGAAGAACTTACCTTTGTCTGTCTCAATTGCAGCAACGCGGGTCGTTAACTTAGATATCAATTCCTGCAAAGTGGATAAAGACTGTGTATGGGAATTAATAACTGTTCCTCTATTATTTCCGGCATTCTCTTCCAGACGGACACGTTCGGTTAATTCAGTAGTTGCATTTTCTAATGTAGTATCAACTTGCTTCAGGCGTGCTAGCTCTACATCTTGCTCAGTATCTTTAGAAGCTAGATTACTAATTGAATTATCCTGAGTATCATTACGGTCTTTTTCGACATTGATCGCATTGATATTTGCATTTATAGCGGCTGTCAGTTCAGTGTCGCGTTGGCGCAGTGAGGTTAGGGTGTTGCTAATAATCGACATCTGATCATAAATCTCAGATAAAGATACATTAACTTCCGCTATCAAACGCTGTACTCTCGCCACCGAATTGCTACTAGCAGCCGCCGATTCTGACAAGCCTGTCATTGCATCTGTGAGTGAATCGAACTTACCTGTATTCGCTGCGATAGATTGTAGGATTGTAGTTACGCGTGGTTCTAATGCACTGAACTGGCCATTTACCGTTTGTTTGTATGCATCGATATGTTCTTTATCGTACGCATTAACCTGATCTGCAGTAACCTTGTGCACGTTGGTCTTATCTGAGGCATGGTCGGTGATACTGTTATTCAACGTATCGTACATTGAACTTATACGTTCGGAGATTTGCTCGAACTGTGCGTTACTTCCGATAAGTAGTGTATCGCGAATATTACCGAGGACATCAATCAGAAATTCAAAACCGTAAATATCACCAAAGTCATGCAGGTGAGGTGTTGGTTGGAATAGGTCTGGTTTATCGATGATGTTTTTCCAGTATACGTTTTTATTTGCTTCTTCTAGCGCAGTGATTGCATCTTCAATTACTTGGCCAGAGTTTGCAAACGGTCCACCTACAATATTAGCGCCGACAACAACATCTGTCGAAACGTCGGTATTGTGGACAACTATTACACCACAGACTTCTTTACCTGCTGTTAATACTGCAAGCTCATTGTAGTAGAATACTAACTCGTAGTCGGTGCCACGTGATAGCAGTGTCGTTGAGTTACGCTCGCGGACAGTTAATCCCTCTGTAAAGAAAGGACCATTCTTTAACGCGATAGTTCGGTATTCAGACGTGCCAAGTACATGGTTCTCCTCTACACGGTTAGAAGTTAGACTGCCCGATAAGTCAAATGGGTATATCAGCTTTTTCAATGCCATAGTAAATAAGTGAGTCCACTACAGACTCACCCTCCATTTATTGTTTAATAAGCCGCTGGCTCAGTTGGCCATTTAATGTTATCTAGATCTGTGAAATCTAGGCGGTATAACTCTACGCGGTACTTGCGCCACTGTTCTAAATTGGCTTCACTCTCTTCAGTGTTAGCGAACTCGACAACGTCAGCTAACACACCCACTTTAGCGGTTGCGATATTTAACAAGTAGTCACGCTTTGACTTCTCATTAGCTAGCTTCTCTTCTTCGGACATGATGACTGCATCAATGGTAGGTGCGTCTTCAGTGCCGCCTAAACACACCTTGCCAATATCGTAGTCTATCTCAGACTCTAGGATAACAACACCATCAGGTTGTGTCGGTTTAACATCAATCGACCAAACACATTTGCCTGTCGATTTCTTAAATCCATAAAACATAATTATACCTCTGCATTTTTTCTTGCTATTAAATAGTACCTAATAGAACTGCCACTTGGGTTAGTTTTAATTTCACTAGACCCAACATATCCCACGTCCATATTCGCGACCATGCCCTTAAGTGTGATGTTCATGTAGCGTACTTCTGTAGTACTGCCTGATGATTCATACGATAAGACAACCTCACAGTCATCTTCAGTGAAGCCGAACGGTGTTGGTATGGTCTTTCCTCCGCTAACTACACCTGTAGCATGCCTTACTGTATTAGACAATGCTTCATACATTACACGTACCATCTCGGCAGATGCATAGTAGTTACTCACATCTTCATCCGGACGCTGTATATTGTAGTATTGACATCCCGGTTGAGACATGGCACCGTAACCAAAGCTTGCACTATCTTTAAAGACACTCAGTTCTGGGTAGTCATCTAAAGTAAATGTATAGTGATTTGCCGTATCGTCGATTGGATGATCTGCGATAGTGGTACCTGTCTTCATTGGTGTTTCAGTAACCGTGTAGATATTTCCCTCACGTTCTGAACGTATCCGTAAGAAATTCCCATTCCATCCGCCGTACTCTTTAGCCTTGATAGAGTTAGCCAAAAGGATAGCATCCGACTGGTGGTAGTTATACCAGATGTCGAAGTTAGTTTTTGTCTTAGTGTGGACACCCTTAATCGTCCGTGTTGCTACAGCACAAATCGTTTTCTCACGGCCGTCGGGACCTACCTTGTATGCTAGAATTATTACAAGTGAGTCATCGTCGTTAGTGCTAGACCCTATAATGGTATCGAATACGCCATCACCTAACTCAACCTTACTTGCCAGACCAACAAAGGTCGTCGTGTTGGTGTCGTTAGAGACGATATCGTCCACCTCATCATATTTCCATGTATCAAGTTCAGATTCTTTTGCGGGTTGGGTATCGTTAGTGTTAAGGTGTGACAGACGTATCCAGTTATTGAATACATCTTTAAAGGTAGGTAACTGTAGCGTATGTAACATACCCATATTCTTTAAGTTCCCTAGCCCGTATGCAGCACCCCCTATCAAAAAGTCCTTACCGTGCGCATCAACCGTGTTGGCATGTTCCTCTAACTCGTAAATCTCCCCTAGGCGCGTGGCGCGCTGTACGTTAATGTCAGTGATTGTTGAATCATCGCATGTGACTGTGCCAATGAATAGAGAAAGTTCGGTGTCGTCGGCCTGTGTTGCAGATATGACATACTCAGGGTATTGGTTTCCGTCAGCGTCTGTAGCTAACACAACATATAGGTACAGTGTCTCGTTAGCGTAAGGTACACCATATGTGGATAGGTCGATACTCTGAACGGGTAACTCGTAAGCATTGCCATTTACAAAGAAACGAGATACTTCAGTAAAGTAAAGGATTAAACCAGTAGCTACCTGTGTACTGTGTATAATAACCTCGTATGAAGTCCCTGACGTTATCTCTGCTAATGTCTTGCCATAGACAACCGCTCTAAGTGCTTCACCCGCAGCTTCCGTTCTAGGTTTGTGAAAACCAAGCTTAGGATGATAATGTGAGCCATACATTACTGGGCTATATTCGTTATCGAAGTTTGTCCACAGTACTTCACCACTAGGTGAATAGATAACAGACATGTTTAATCCGCCACCATATCCTACCCAGTTAACGTAATGTGACTTATTGATAATGTATAATGTATTCCCATCATCTAACGTTACCTTGCTATTCTGACCGAAGTCCTCGAACGTGTTCCACGAAGTTACATTATTGGCAAAGTACTTATTACCAATCTCATCCCCTATGATGATGCGTGTTACTTCATCACCGTTGTTAGTGATAGTACATCGGTGGTAATACATGATTGCAGTTCTACGTGTTTTAGCGTCGTCAGTATACTGCATTCTAGTATAGGCTACAAACATATCGCTTGATGCCATTGTACCAAACATGTGGAACATAACGCGATCACCGAATAATATCTCAGTGCCCTCTACCGGATGTATCGCTCTGAACGCGGTTGTTGCTTCACCGAGGGTATCGTTTGTCCAGAACATATTCCCACTAGGGGTATCGTTCGCGTACTCTGTGTTCCACGACATCACCGCAAGGCTTAATGAACCACCAGACTGCTTCACGGTATCCCACAACATCGGAACACGCAGTGCCTCGTAGTATTCAGTCGTAGTAATAGATTGACGGTTAGCGGTTAATCCAAATCCACGTGAGTCTGTTCCCTCAATATGGCCGTCTGTATCAACTTCCACTATAACCGAACTGTTGTCTATTTGTCGACAAACAAAACGGTCTTCACCTATCCAACCCATCTGCTTAGCATTAGGCTTTACAACGGACCCGTAGCTACCTGATATGTAGACAAGGTCTATCAGCGTGTAATCGCCGACACTATTATCTAGACTATCAAAGTGGCTTAGTCCATTCTTATCTTCATATGAACGTAGGAACGGTGGTGACGTTGCATTGTGGTACCTTACTAGGATCTGTTTACCGCGTGACGATATAGTAGTTAATGTACTACCACTACCCACGTTAGGGAATGGCCAACCGTCAACTTTACTGTCCTTATAAACAAAGCCTGTTGAGTCTATTGTGTACGGGAAGTTATCACCATCAAAGACTGCATGCATCGTCTCTAGGTCTAATACCCAAGAGAATACCATTGCAGTTGCTTTAGCCTGTTGTGAGTTACTCACCCATGGGCGGTTATCTAGCGCCATTCTTAAACGGTTTCCCGATATCGCTAGATGTGGGCTATTAACGCCACGACGGGTCTGTACCGTAGTCCATCCTGAATCCACGGTGGTTAATAAGAAAGGGAAGTCATCTGGATCGCTTGATTTCCCGACGTTAGTGAAGTATGTAGAGGTTGCAGCTGTACTTTTAGTGCCGTCCCATCTATCACAGGTTGTTTTAACTGCGGTTAATGTTAGCGGGCCACCACTCTCAATATCTGCGATATCACATGTCCATATAGAGAACTTAAGTCCACTATCGCCACTGTACTGGTAGGTGAATACTACCTTGTCTTTCCACAAGATACAGGTACTTGCATTATCTAACGGATTGAACCCATCAAATATACCTATCTTAGCTCCTGCATGTTTATCACTGTCCATAGTGTTACGTGTAAGGACAACATAAATGTCATCATTACTAGACTGTAGTAAGAAGACGCCCTCAGTACCACGTTGAACCGTTGCAACCGTTTGACCTGCCGGAATGAATTCAGGTAAGTACTCAGTAGTGGTTGCCGTAGGCTCTCCAAAACTACCATCTGCCTTATAAGACACATACCAGTAGTAAACACCACTTGTACTTAAGTCAGCACCGTTACGTAACAACACTAGATCGCCGTTGGTCTCAATAAGTCCTACGGTTCTATATGCTGATAACCCAGCTGCACCATATTTACCTAACACAGGGACAGGTAAGTAGCCAAACCCACCATACTGCATGATATCAAATGGGGTAGAGAATAAAGACTTCCCTACTGACACCTCTGCTGATAACACACCCTCTTTCACCTCGGCTAGCATAATAGGTGTTGCAGCTAGTGTGGTACTATCACTTACCGTAGTAGTTAGTTTAACTGAACCGTGTGAGTCATTAGTTGCTGCAGGGACATCGCCGAAATCTTCTGCGCTATGGGTGTGGTTTGTCGGTGACTTATTAGCAATGGCTGCAGTAAATGCAGTAGACACAGGTTTATCTGCTGGCGCTGTATTGTTTACGTTCCCCAGTCCTAGGTCTGCTTTTGTTAATGTAATGTCATTGTTTAACCGTTTGCCGTTAATCGTTGCAGTATCGTCTAGCTTGCCATCAGCTAATAACATGATAGCACGTACAGCGCTTGCAGTTGCTACTAGTGTTTTAGAACCACTGTAGATAGAAGAAGAGAGTTTAAATACCCCATTCTTAGCAGTAGAGGCTACAGGTAATGTTACCGCCCCAAATAAAGGAGATTCTTCAATACCACGTCCCATTAACTCAACCGTGTCGGTTGGTTCAACATGTAAGTAAGTATCACTGTACTCTGAGGCAGGAACGTATTGCGCTACATTACCCGCATGGATAACAAAGACGCCATTATAGACAACGTTATCATCAAGTACTGTTGGGTAGTTATAAACCGCATCGTCTCTTTCTGCTAGCGTGGTTTGTAGGAGCGTCCAAGACGTGTCAGTCGTTGTTACACTACCGTCATTGTCAAAGGCTGCGTTCACACGACAATGGCCAGCGCTGTTTGTTACGACCATCGATACCCAGTGGTAGCCTTCAGTTATCTCTACCATGCCAGATACGTTAGCCGGGTAGGCGTCGCCGTTATGGAGGATAATGCCATCTATCGCTAAGATAACTTCATCGTCAGCAGACACTATCCAATCAATTACGCCTGCATTAAAGTAGATGTTCTTATAAACTGCAAAGACGCCATCGTCTTCTTGGTAGTTAGCCGTAGGGGCAATAGACACTGCATCAGGATGTACTAATGAAGCCTGTACGCTGTGTGCTACAGGTACGGTAAAGTCCCCTGTGTCTGGATGCACCGTTAATAGGTTATCCCCCGCTCTAAGACCTACCGGAATCCCACTGGTTGTATCTCCTGTGTCTGACGTGATACTAACGCCTGATTCTGCTATGATTTGCAGGTTCCCATTAGCAAGGTTAATAACACTTGTACCAGAACTGTTCTTTATAAGGACATTCTCGCCCTGTAAGCGAAGTTCCCCTGTTAAGGTATCGCCTACTAGCTTAAAGAGGCGGTCTAGGTCTTCAGGACCTGAGGTCATCCCATTGATGAGTTCAGCAAGTTGAGATAAAGAATAACCGTATGCTTTTAATGCATTCTTTGCTGTTGCGTCTTTCCCTAGTGCGCCTAGTTGGGCTAAGGTAACGTTGTGCACACCTTGGTGAGTGTGGTGTCTGGCAATATCGTGGTCAGCTATTCGTGTTGCTAATGTGGAAAGACTTTCAATGACATCATCGTACCCGGTAGCCTGTGCGTCTACAAGAGAACGTAAGCGATCTTTAACACCCGTTAGCGCTTTGGTTACAGGATCATCACTACGTGCTTCTAGGTAGTTCTCTGGAGCTTCTACAGGTGCTACCGACTGAACCGCTAAAGTAACATCGTTCCAATCTTCATTTCTTGGGTCTTTTAAGTCCACCTTACTTAAGTATGCATCAATAACACGTTGTAGTGTATTGTAACGTCCACCTAATGTTTGATAGGTCACAAACTCAACCGTAGCCGTGCTTGTTTTATCTAAGAACATAATACTACCAAAGACAGGTAACTTAGTTGCCTCAGAAGCTTCTTTGTAATAATGTCCTAAGTAGTAGTCAATACCTTCATACAGGATTCGTCCAGTTTCAACGATACGCAGTACTAGGTCTTTTCTATAGAATGGTGCATATAAGGGAATGATACAACGCCATTCATTTGGATAGTTAACCAAAGGATGTGATTCATTAGATACCACACATTCTGGATTGCTTCCACTTGGGTCATAAGGGTATGCGTATGTTGACATCAGATTAACCTCTAAGTTTGTATGTTGGGGTTAGGTGGGACATTACCCCCACCGTTAGTTGTTACAAGTCACGATAGCCAATGATCATGAATGTACTAGGTGCTTCAGTTTTAGTATTATCATTTAAAACAGATTGTTCTACCTTACCACTTATGGCTGTGAAGGTATCTATCGCCGCGGTACTTTCGGTGGTACCTAACTGTGTTAAACCAGTGTAAACAATCGTCTTCGATGCATGAGGCACCTCTGGCAGCGTTTCGCCCGGCGCTAATGTACCTGTTGCAACGTACATGTTACAGCCGTCTTTCAAAGACTGGTAAACTGCAGCTGCCGATACATACCGCTCGTCTTGTTTTATTTCATAGGATCTGCGTGCATCGACTGTCATTTGGAATGTATCTGCACTTCCTGTACTGGTCACATACCCACCGAAACCGATAGTACCTGACAATAGTACATTCTTAACATAGCCTGATGTTATGGATATTGTCTTAGATGCTAATATGTCAGGTTGTGTGTCAGTATTTAAGTAAGCATAGAAGTCAATCACTGCTTCCGAGTTGGCGATATCAAGGTCTAGTCTAAACGTACGCGTTTCAGTTACTGCATGGTAACGTACCACTGCGCTGTATTGAAACCCGACTGCGGTTGGGGTGTATTCCAACGATGCTGTTAGTGTAACAAAATTAGCATCCGTTCCCGTAATCGTTGGGTCGTGATTAAACAGTACTTCTTCTTCTATTCCGTTGATATAGTAGAATAGGGAGAAGCCGACATAAGCACCTTTAACGCGTCTAGGTAAGAACAAGATATCATGGACCAATCCCACAGGGTCTATATAAGACCCTAAGACGATCCCCCACGTCTCTACTGTTGGCGTACTAACTGCGGCGTTATCCACATTTAGGTTGTATTCAACATAACGTTGTTTCTCACCTAAATCCGTGGTAATAGCTCGGTCTGGATCATTGAACTCAAAGTTAGGGTTTCTAAACAACACCAGTTGGTTAGTTCCGCTTGTTAATGGCAGTTCTAACAGTGAGCCGACGTTAAGGTCTACTGACCCATTCTTAATCGTGATATCGCTAGCAGTTGCTTTAGCGTTAGCAGGTGAGAACGTAGAAAGGATGTCCCAGTACTTAACACCTTGATGACTTGCATCTGACATATAAGTAACCGCACGGTAGTTGCTCATTAAGTCTAATCCTATCGTGTTACTGGATAGGTTAAGTGATGAACCGCTGTGTGGGTTATCGTCTTCTGTATGTTCCACGAGTTCTCTAAAGATACCCACCGATGTCACAGGTTTAACCTGAAGAATCCCACCGATATTACTTTCGTAAGTATTGACACCACCATTCACACTAGACATATCCATGATATCAGTGTTAGATAGCCTTATCGTTGCAATATGCATCTGTGGGCCACTGTTGACTAACTTGTTGCGATCTGCCCAATAGATGATAGCGTCTTCTTCAACCCCTATGTAAATGTAAAACGTTTGGTTTGTATAGTTAGTTGGGAATAACGCTGCAAAGTCTAATACGGCACCTACATTAGATAATTCAGTATTTGCACTATAGTCTACCTGCTGCATATATAGCAATGCACCTGCAGGGAACGTAATAGTGGTTCCTGCACATACAACATCACCAACAGGTTCCCAGTAACGTACATCTAATACATCACTTGGCATGAGGCGTGCAGATAGGGTTGCTAAATCAACGATGTCTTCATTTAACTGCTGTAGTAATAGAGGCGTTGCTACGGCCCCTTCTAGATCATTGTCGTCTAACGTATCTGCTAGTCGCATAATGCCCTTATCAGCACCTGTGGCTACTGGGAAAGCTATATCGTCCCCGGTATGTTTGTGTCCCACTTCAGAGTAAAGATCAATCAGCGCTTCCTGTTCTGCAGAAATAGGTTTATTAGCATCTGATGTATTATCTACCTTATCTAGGTAAAGGTCATCTTTATCTAATACGGGATTACTGTCTAATGTGTGGCCATTTACTTTAATGCTGCCGTCTAGTTTGTTATTGAGGTCTTTTCTGATCTCATTGATAACATAAGAGGTTGGCGCTGTAGATGTCCCTGACGCAGTTCTAGTGTTTGATAACTTAACACCACCTACTTCAGTAGTAGTCGCCTCAGGGAGCGTTAGCGTAGCTTCTAATGGCGAAGCTTCCGTTCCTTGCCCTGACCACTTAATAGTACTGGTGTCATTAGTAACAACAACCATCCCACCTGATGTAATTCCCGCTAATAAGCCTGCTGCATTATTTGCATCTAATACTACATGCCCATTATAGCGTAAAGTACTTGTACCAAACCCGTTAGTGCCTGAAGAGATAATCTCTAAGACGTTTAGACCTGACTGTAGGACAATACGCTCATTTGCATTACTGACGGTAGAGTCTACAAACAACTCTGACATCAACTCAGACTTAATTGTTATATTTCCGTTAGCGAGGTCTATCTCAGTAGTACCTGCTTCATTACGTAAGACTGATTTTCCGTCTTTTAATATAAGGTCTCCAGAATAGTCACTGCTAGAGTGCGAATGTAGATAAGCGTCAATATCTGTCTGTGTAACACCACGACTATTGATGTATTCTGCTAACTCTACTAAACTACGGCCATATACACTGAATGCGTCAACTGCGTCTGCGTTAAGTTCTAATGCGCCTACCTGCTTTGCTGTTTCATTGTGCGGATTAGTCGTATCTTTGATATGTAATTCATAACGAACAGACGTTAGGTAATTATCAAGGGCTTTTATACGTCCCTTTATATCGTCCAGTGCTGTCGCTGACGATTCAGCTGCTGCTGAGTCTAATGCTGCTGATATCTCATCAATACTCGCCGCTAGACTCTCTTTATTAGCAAAGTCTGAATAATGTTGTTCATGCTTTACAGGTGTACTGTACGAGGGTCTATCTAGTATGTTCTCAAAGTAGACCTTAGCTGGATCTGTTAGTAAGTCAGCCAGATGCTTTAATACAGCGCTCTGAATACCTACGTAATCTCCACCTACCGTTCTATACTCTAGGACAAACTCCCCTTTTAGGTTAGGGTTAGTAATAACAATAGCGCCAAAGAGTTCGCGGTTAGCAATCTTAGCGGCATCTATTAACTTGTAGCCTAAGTTGTAGTCGGTGCCTTCAGATAAGACCAATCCTGAAATAGCATGCACTATCACTAAATTCAGTTTAAAGAATGGTGCCAGTTCAGGTACGATTACACGGTATGAATTATCATTGGTAATAATAACGTGGTTCTCGTCCTTAATAAGGCACACATCCATGACCGCTGATGGGTCATGTGGATATGTGACTTGTATTGACATGTTTAATGTCTCCTGTATTAAAACCCGACTAGTCGATCGTCAAGGTAAAAAGTGATTGCATACTGTAATCGTGAATATTCAATGTCTTTATCACCACGGAAACGGATAGTAAAGTCATCAAGCTTATAAGAGGATATTCTTGCATCAGTTAAGCCTTTATCGTCGCTAAGGGAGATGCCCGCGTCTGCGTAACTCGCCTGTGCTAGATATGCCCGCCCTACTGCACCTTCCGGAATAGGGACATCAAAGAAGAATGTCCCATCGTCATCAACTGACGTATCCCACACAAACCCAGTGGCGTGTATTGCACGATTACTCCAACTTGCAGTATCCGTTAACAGCTTTTGAGTAGCATAATAGTTCTTACCGTCTTCATCAGGTCGTAGTATATTCTTCCATGTTGAATTGGGTTGTGACAACGCTGTGTATCCGAACCTAACTGCCCCTTTAAACATATCGAGGAAGTCATGGTCATTTACATCAATTACGTGGATTACCTCTTCTAGGTCTGCAGTATCTAAGTTAGTGCCTGTGAAGGTGCCATGATAAACCGCTGCTTTCCAAGTAGTATCTGAATCGTAAGAATTCGTACCATCTGTAAAGTTACATAGCGCGTACGACCACCCAGAGAGTTCCTGCACCATGATAGCAATGTCATGATCCCCTTCTGTTACTTCAAGTGTTCCTGTTACCAGTTCGCCAGTTGTTGGACTTGCAATTAACACACCGTCAAAATAGATATAACTGTTATCATCTGTCAACACGTTGTAGGTTACTGTTCCTGCCTTAAAAAAGGCGGTCTTTCTAGCTAACCAACGTAAATCTTGTTGACCACTCAGACTTGCAGGCACCATTGGTAGCGGCCCCGACATGCCAGATATGCGGTTTGGTGTTGGACCAATCGCCATCTCCTGATAAGTAGTAACTTTAATGGTAAACACGCTTCCTCGGCGCGTTACCTTTATAGTACGTTCTGGGAACTTATTCCACCCAGCCACTATATCAGTTGTATCCGTTATGATAGTTACATTACCTTCATTAGCGGACTGACGATGGTTGTAACCGATAGTAAGGTGTTGCGTATGCGTCGTTGTGGCTGAGGCAAGTACTGACAATGTATGCTCAATACCGTCTCTTTCCACTAACGCTATAATAACCCCTATCCAATCATCATCACCAGACGTTGAGCTAACTACTGTTTCAAAGTCGTAATCACCCACTGTGTTGTCTTCTGGAGACATCATGGCTACCATACTACCACTGTTGGTCGTATTACGTATTGAATCCGTCTCTTCATCATATTCCCACTTTTCTGTTTCTTCAGGAATTGCGGGATACTGACGTGGGAAGTCTGGTGAGTGTGATAAACGATACCAACTGTTGAATACCTCCTCAAATGATGTTGATACTAAAGTTTGTCGTAACGGTTTGTTTTCTACTAGTCCTAACCCTAACGTTTCTGCGGTAGCGCTAGATGGATCAAATCCATGAGGACTTGAAGAGTTTATATGCTCCTCCATCTCTCTGAATGATCCTAAGCGTGTAGCACGTTCTACTTCCAAGGTCAGTATCTGCGTGTTACCAGTTTTACAAGTACCGATGTAAGTATCTGTTGATGAGTCAGTTACATACTGCTCTGATACAACGTAGTGTGGATCACCACCCTCAATAGACGCATATATGTAGAACGTGTTGTTCTTATACGTTTCAGGGAAGTCTGCTTTTAAGTCCACTGCTGATACAGGCATTTGAAAATAGATACTCTGGCAGAAATAGCCAATCTCTTCTGTAAAGTAGATATTCCACCCTGACACCACCTGTGCTGATGAGATCAATATCTTCTCACCGGACGACCATCCAGTAACCGGATGATTCACTGTCCCCATAATAGCAGTTTGTGAAGTATCGGTAGAGAGTGTAACTAAACCCACACCCGGCACGAGTAAACCGCCCTCTGCATCACCGCGATCATCATACGTGTAATTATACACCTGCGAACTACTGCCAGTTGCGATGGTGTACTTAACCGCAGAGGTGTAATATGCAGCCCAACCTGTGTAATGTATAGTAGGTGAGGTATTAAGGAGCATGTGGTACGTATCATCCCGTATTAACACACCTGACGAGTTACAGTTGTTTATAGACCCAGTGGAAAACTGTGTAGCGTTACTTTTTACCAGTATAGATGCAATGACACTTAAGTCGCTGTATCCGGTTACTACATCATCCACTACCGTTACTTTAAGATCAAATGTCGTTTTAAAGCAGTACTTCAACACAGACGGTGTTGCTAACTCTGCTAGTAAGTACAGTGTAAAGAAGGCAGTGTTGTCGTGTTCGGTTAGCACTGCTAAGTAGCCCATATGTACGCCAGTGTCAGTTGGCTCTGCAACAATCGCGGCAGCCGCTGCTTTTATCTCATCTAATAATGTCTGGCTAATTGTTAGCGTTTCATTAGTATCTGGATTTCTAGTGACACTTAATATACCGTCACCCACTGTAGCGCCTGCCCACCATGTATTGCCATCTTCATCTGAGGCAGTGATTGCATGTTTGTCTTCGTAAAGTACTGATGCGTTGATGGCTGTTCGATCTTCTGTTGGGCCCAAGTCTCTAAACTCAGTACCGTACGTTGACTCGTCACTGTATGCAACTTTTACCGCTCCGGCACCTGACCGTTGTAAGAACTTAATGACCTTACCCGGCTGTATACTTACCGCATAGGGAATCCCCTCAACCACACTCCCGAAGTTTCCTTCAACTGTTGTAACATCAATATATTTCATGTCACCGCGGTTAATGTCTGCATTGTCAAAGTCACTTCCTGAAGTATCTTCCCATGAAATTAAGCGATAGGCGAAATTGGGTGATCCGTGAGCAGTGAAGCTAAAACCGCCCGTATAATAGTTACTACCCCACGAACCACTTCCTGTTGCAGATACTAGGTAGGATGGATTACGATATAACTCACCTGACTGTTTGTGATCGGCTGAGAACACCATAGGCGGTCTACAGTTATCATCAGGCGTTAGTACTAACGTATCTAAATCAATAACAAAGCTAAATGCAGTATGTCCAGTATGCACGCCTGTAGAGTACCACCCTACGGTTGACATCCCGACGGTAACACGCATCTGATTAGCTTGAACAACTAACCCGGTCTGCTGGCGACTGCTGTGATAAGCATTTGCAGAGGTATAATCTTCATCTACTAATATGAAAGGTTTATCTTCCGCCTCAGTACTGTACCATTTATTATTACTACTAATTAACGGGTAATTAGGTGTTGCTGCAACCGCATCACCGTATAGATCTACACCACTAATAGCGAGTTCAGTAAAGGTAACGACTTCATCTAACTTAAATGCACTAATGGGTGCACTGCGTAATTCAACTTGGAATGGAGTGGATGTATTCTTCACCGTCGTTAGAATATACACTGTTTCATCATGTACGAATATCTGATGAGTATGGAAGTCATTCACACCAGTACGTAGGTCAGCTACTATCTCACAACCAAGATGGCGTGTATCATCCATGGTATTGTACAGTAAGGTAGCATACACCACTAATGAATCGTCTGCTTTACGGACGAGACTTAGCATCACATCGTCGGTATTACGCCCCACAGACTCTACAAAGGCCCCAGATGGAAGAAACGACGGATTGTATCGTGTTGCAGTCGCAGTAAGACTCACTATTTTACCGTCACTGTCTAATGTCCCGTAAGCATAGAACACACCACGCGTATTAACATCTTCCCCATTACGTAATATAACAAGATCGCCATTACGTTCTACCAATACCCCTAAGCCTTGTTGTTGTGATTGGCTCCCAGACGCTTCATAGCTCCCTAGAACAGGAATAGGTAAGTAGTTGTTCCCACCATACTGGGTTAAGTCTATCGCATCAGCAGGAACTGCAGAACCCGCTTCCTCTTCTAACGTCTCTATTTTCTCATGGTACGATTTGACTTCAGAGAACGCTAACGCCTCATCATCTTTCGTTAAGTCCTTACTCAGGATAGAGATACCATACACGCTCTCAGTCGCATCAGGTACTTGCATTTCAGAGAAGTCATGGGTATGCCCTACTAAGGCTTTACCCTCTAACGCAGTCAGGTGTTGGTCCGTCACAGGCATATCTGCATCAGCGACATTCGTTACCGCAGCCAACCCAATATCTGCAGGCACAATCGTGATATCATTATCAATCGCTTTATTGTTGATCTTCAATCCACTGTCTACCTTGCCAGCCACTTCATCATTCACCTGCTTAGACGCCTCTGAGAACGCCGCTACCGTGTCACTAGACGAGTTAGTAGCAGTACTGCCCTTAGCGACCCCATTAACGCCACCCGATGCCTGCTTTAATACCGCATCAGCCTCTAACGGATTATACCCCATCCCTTTTCCAGAGATCGTTAATGTACTCGTGTCTTCTACCGCAATTTGAATATACCCACTGGCTTCTTCTGATAGGTGATCTGCAATATTACCCTCATGCATAATCGCCTTACCATTAATCAGTAAACTGTTATCATCTTGACTATCTGCAGTAGAGACCACTTGTAAGGTAATAGGACCCGCTTTGAGTTCTGCCATCACGCCCGCTTTGTTGGCGTGCTTATCTGCCTGAATGATCCCACCACCTACCACGTCTAAGTGGATATTCCCAGAGGACATGTTAATGCGCGCTACCGGGAGATCGTTATCAGTGAAGCGTATCGCCATTGCGCCGTCAGCCAACCGTACGTCCCCTAACAGGGTGTTGCCGCCTGATAGCTTAACATATTGGTTTAAATCGCTCTGGGTGAGTCCTAGGGCGTTTATATGCGATGTTAGCTCAGCTAATGACTTTCCGTACGCGGTAGACGCATCGACAGTGATGCCAGTTTCAGCTAGGGCTCCGGCATTGTACCAATTATTTTGATGAGGATTTAATTCATTATTTTTGTGTGATGAAATAGGGGAAGCATCTACCACTTCTTCAAGGGTTAAAAACCACTCATCGAGTAATAAATAAATATCTTCCTGTGTTCTATCTTTCTCTCTTATACTGGTGGCAATTTCGGAAACAACCGAAGTCACATCCTCCTCACCTTTCTTTTCAGTTCTATCAAATTGTACATCCACTGCTGGGAAATACACTTCAGTATCTTGTACCTCTTCCCAAGACGAAGATTGGGGTGCTGATTGATCGGTTAAGTAAGCGGTCTTTCTTTCCTCCGTTACTGCTGTATTCCCCCCTAAGGTATGATACGTTATCTTTACATTCCCTACTAAGTTTGGATTAATAAACCAAATACCCCCATAAACCAACTTACCTGTTCTCTCTACTGCTTTAAAGTACTTATGCGTTAAATAGTAATCAATCCCTATTGCTAATGGTGTATCATCTACCTTAATACTAAACGTCTTATTATCATAGAAAGGAGCATAGGTTGGAAAGAGAGTACGGTACCCTTGGGTTGTATCTGGGAGGGGGTGTTGTTCATTACTGATAACGTTAGCTGCTAGTGCTGCGTTAGGGTCAAATGGATAGGTGAACTGAGTCATGAGAAATTCCCTTATTAGGAGGTTTATAATTAGGTCTATTACAGGGGATAAATTTATTACCTGCTTAGGCATAGTATGACGTCTTAATGTTAGGAGAGAGAACATGGCTGGGTCGTATACTCTAGAGAGCGGGAATGCTATCGTAAAAGAGAAGAGCACGAATAGATGGAGCGAGGTTGACGTGGGTGAGATGACGATGGAAGCGTTGTTTTCTGCTTATAAGAAGATAGAAGTTGGGGTGCTGGATTTCTATGGGGAAAAGAAGACGGTGGACTTATACGCTTATGAGAGCGCGCTAAGCAATCGTGACTGGACGGTAGGGCAATGGCTAGGGTTATTAGGCAATACGGCCTTAGCGTTAACTGACGGGCTTCCTACGCTATCCTTTTCTTATGTTAACTACGTTCCTGTTAATTATCATAAAACAATAGTGCAAGGTGCTAAGTCTGGTTACCATCCCTCACAATCAGTAGAGAGTGACTTTGATGATATCATTCTTACCTTTGAAGAACTGGATAGTAGATTAATAACTGATTATTGTTTGTTTAGTTTTAATGGTTATTACTTTACGAGTAAGTATCAAGAATATGGTGTGCGTGTAGAGAACTGTGCTGTGCCTGTTAGTAAAGCAGGTGAGATGAATGCTGGGTTCTTAAACTTTGAGAACGTTGGGAAGATAACGCAAGTACCTATTACTGCTAACATGATTAACACGGTGAATACTGAGAGTACTTGGTATGATACATTACTGATTGATACTACGATGAGTATTACTGGTAAGACGGTGGGTATTGTGATTGGTGGGCATTTACATTTATTAGATGGGATGGTTAAGCAGATAGGGGATACGATGATCTCTATTAGTTTAGGGAACTATGATCTATTGAATCGCATTACTCGGTCTATGGAAGTATTGGATCTTTCCTTTATGGAATTAGATCAGATTAACAATGGCGTGAGTGTGGATGGTTTCTTGGATGAAGCTAATGTGGTTGCTTACTTAACATCGAAGTATAGTTTCTTGGTGTTGATTGATAACGCTGAGATGGCTGTGGACACCGCTGCGGTTAGTTACGCTGCAATGGCTGGCAGTTACATTATTCCTGATACTGCGCGTCTTGGTGCGTTACGTAACGATTTAGGTAATGCTGTTGATTACTGGCCAGTGTGGGAATGTGGGCAGTGGGCATTGAAAACGACAGAGAAAGAAATACCTAACCTTGTGAATGAAACTATGGGGTGGGAAAAGCTAGCACGCATTAATGATGCGCGTGTTGGAACTAATCCTCTTCGTAAATCACATATGACTATTTACAATTACTTTAGTCGCGACAAATAAAAGCGAGAGGCTTCATGCCTCCCCTTTTTTTTATTTGTTATTAAGAATGTTTTACAAACTTACCTAACTTAGCGTTGATAACTTCACAGTTGATTATACCTGTTGCATCAACTACTGCCGCATCCAGTTTGACTGCTGGCGCTGCCAAGGCGATAGACTTCGCTTCCATTGCTATTGTGTCTCCGGCCATAGTGAGGGCTGAGGTTTCTAAAGCGATGGTTGCTGAGGACTTGATCGATGTTGCTTTAGTTTCTACTGAAACCGAGTTAGATGCTTTAACCACAAGATCTTTACAGTTAAGATTTATATTGTTAACAGCTGTCATCGTGATACTGTCTGGTGCGTATGCAATTATGTTCTTCTTATCTAGTCTTAACTCAGTTAAGTTAGCGTTGATGAATCCAATGATAGTTTCGGCACTGTTTAAATATATCTCATTCTCATCGGTATCTTTCAATACAAAGATACCCTCATCGGTATTAAGCTGCAGTGTGTATCCGAATGGTTCGCCGTTAGCCTGTGAGGTCTGTAGTGTGATTGTCTTGTTATGTGTAGACACTTCTAAGAAATAAGCGTTAGATAAGTCGTCTTTCATTGGATTGTTAGGATCGGCAGACCATGCGTAGACAACTGTTTCTAATCGTTTAACGTTAGAGGTGTTCATATCTGACCAGTAATATTTATCGGTGTCGCCTAGTCTCCAGATGATTACATTATCGTTACGACGTACATCAGGTGCAGTTCTTCGGTTAGAGTTGAAGTTTAACCATGTCGCCTCTACCGATGAGTTATTGATAATACTAAGCTGTTCCTCACCGTCTGGCGTATTGATGAGCGTTTCGACCACTGTGGCGTTATCAACAATGTCTTCTACTGCACCAAAGCGGTATTCAATTGGCATAACCATCACCGTTTTTGAGGTTAGTTCTTTGACGCTAGATACTAACCCCCATGAATGGTAGTGTAGTTTTGATAGTTCCATTGATAGTTCCTCGAAAGCCGTTGTAGTGTGTTAGTGATTAAAAATAACCGTGTGGTACATAAATATGAGTAAGAGTGTCCTCAATGCTAACATGTTAGGCGTTACTTACAAAAAAATATACAACTATCTAACTGGAGAATTACCTCATGTCTTTAAATGCTACATTAATTAAATCATCCCCTGTCAAGTTATCACGTATCTTCTTTGGCTTAATGCGTATTGGTACGTTCAGTATTAGCCAGCGTGGTCGTCTTAATGATAAACTGACTGCGGACAGCGATACGTTCTTAACAGTTCCATCGTTAGCGCCGTTATCCACTGTCAGCACACTCGGTTGGGAGCGTGGTGTGTTCTCTCTTAAAGGTATTGAAGTACTAAAGCTAGACGTTACTGTGCACAATCCTGCAGTAACCTACAGTGATGTATTAAACTCATTACTTAAAAGTAACGTGCTGTCAGACGGCGAGAAGTCACGTGTGCGTCAAGCTAATGCGCGTGCTGAAGGTATGATGAAGTTCTCTAACGTAATTAAGTTTAGATTGTTTAACTTAATCCGTGCTGAGAGACTTGCCCTACCTGATATGAAAGAGGGTGTCGTCAGTGTTGAAGAGCAGGCTAATAATCTTGCTTCGCATAATAAATCAAGTGAAGAGATGTTTGAACGTGAACGCATTGAGATTTGTGACACGATTGCATATGACAACTTACTAGGTGGACGTGCTACGTTTGCTGGGCGTCAGAACGAACTTAAGTTAGCAACTATTGTAAGTACGCGAGTATTATCTTTCGATGAAGCTTCTGATTTTGATAACTTCCGTTTTCATGTTGCAGGCAATACGGTCGAAGACTTACCTCGTATCACATTCACACCTGCCGAGTTAGTGGCAGTTGGCATTAACATCATCTGTTAATCTGTTTCTGCATTAACTGAGGGCTTCGGCCCTCTTTTTTATTTGTTTTTTTACGGGGTGTGCGATTATATAGAAGAGGGCTGTACCTCACTATATACTGACTGGAGATTTAACGATGACAAATGAAGTAGCGAAAGATAAGAACGGACGAGTGTTGACGATTAGTCGTGAGCTATGGGACCAGATGAGTTCGATTGATACTGAAGTTAAGTACAGTGTTTTAGACGCTGAGAAGTTAACAGCCGATGCTAAGTCGGGCACTCCTCGCAAAGGTTGGATTCCCTACTGCGTACGTCCACGATGTTCTAGCAGTGGTCGCATGAATAAAGAACCCTATGGCTTCAGCTGTTCTGCTTGTAAGAATATTATCGGACATAACTTGTATCGGTTGAAAGAGTCTCCAACAAATTACGTATAGGAGCATTTATGTACTTGACTTATAAAAAGATTAGACTGTCTAAATTCCTAGGCATGTGGTTAAACAATATCGGGATGTTTGAGTTTGAGATTAAAGAGTCTATCAATCTTATCTTGGGACGTAATGGTTCTGGTAAGAGTCGTCTAATGTCTCAATTAAGTCCGTTAGCGCCGAGTAAGACTGATTTTAGTGAGGGTGGCTTCAAAGAGTTAACTTGCGAACATAGCGGTACTACCTACTTACTTACTTGCACATATACTGGTAAAGCACTAAAGTGTAGCTTCCTTAACGTCGATACTGGCGAGTACATGTGTGAGAATGCCAACCCGAGCGTCTATAATAAGTTTGTTAAAGATATATTCAAATACGACAAAGATCTACATGAGTTGTTTACTGGGCAAGTTAAGTTAACCGAGATGAAAACGCCTGAACGTAGAAAGTGGTTTAGCTTACTGTCCGAATCTGATTTAACATACGCTTTAAACTTTTATAAGAAATCTCGTGAACATAATCGCGACATTAGTGGCGTCATTAAATCACTTAAACGCACTATAGGTGAGTTACGACCTCAGGTGTTGGAGAATGAAGACGATCGTGAGGCGCTGAAGCTCCGTGTCGGCGTTCTACAGGACGATATTAGTAAAGTAGAGCAGTTGCTAACGCCTATAACAAAAGACCGTAGTGTTAACGACACGACGCTTGATAACGAACTCAATACATTAGAGAATCTATCAAAAGAAATCATTAAACTACAGACATGGTTACCTACCGACCATGAGAAATACAATTCACGTGAGTTAGAGTCTAAGTTATCCTACCTTACTGCGGCAAGTGAGGGACAGTTAGCCAAACTTGCTGACTTAGAGAAGCGTATTAGTAAGGCTAACGATGTTAACAGCGTTGATGTTAATGAATTACAAGGGCAGGTCGATAACCTAACTACTTTTGTGGCCGAAGAGAGTAAACTTATGTTTGCTTTCCCTACTTTATTAGACTGTGATTTAAACGCCCTGTGCCATGCGTTAGAAGACTCTAGTAATTTCTGTAACACACTTACGGAATCTATGAGTGCGTTAACGACAGACCATCCGGTGGACGATCCTAAGGCTAGATTAGATGCTTTTAGAGCGGAGGCTGGTAAATGTCAGGCATATAAGCAGAAATTGGTTAATCATGACGCTACTTTAGTTGCAGACCTAAAACATATGAGTAATGTGTGTGAAGTTACCTGTCCTAAGTGTAGTACTGACTTCAAACCGGGCGTGAGTGATGTAGAGATTGAGCGTGCTAAGGCTAGAAGTCTTGAGGTGTTTGATTTATTAACAGCGCAGGATGCGAAACTTAAAGCATTAGAAGAAAACATTGAACTGTATACTACGTTTGCTGTTGCTGCTAACAACATTGCGCTGACTGCTAGAAACTATCGGGTTAATCCCGCCGTGAGTGTACTATTCGACGCATTAAAAGCTAAGAATGCATTTACGGACTCGCCATCGATGCATCTTGGTCTTATTAATCAGTACCAGACAGAGTTAGCACGTGCCGTACAAATCGTTAATGCCAAACAGTCTATTGTTTCTATAACTAACGAACTTACGCTAGCGCTTGCCACGCAGGCTGAAGATACTGGCATGTTGAAGTCAATGCACAGCGCTACTGAGTTAGCTATCTCTGAGATACGTAAGGATGAAGACTTATATAACTCAATGCTTAACACCGCTAATCAGATGGAATACGTTGCTACAGCGATGGAATCATACAACACACGGTTAGATATGCAAGCACGTAAGGTCAATCAAGTCTCTGACATCATGTCTGTCAATATGAAGTATGATGCACTGCAGGATCATAAAGCGATGCTGTGGGAGCTGCTCACCGTCGCTAAGGTACGCTACGACGATATGGAAGCTTCTCGTATTAAGTTGCAATATCAGGAAGATGAGCTGGCCACTTATGAGCGACGTTTTGAAGCCTCTAAGAAATTAGTTAAGTCAATGTCTCCTGACGAAGGTATTCTTGCTAAATACATCTACGAGGGCATTACACGCATTACTGACTTAATGACCGGATATATTAATCATATCTGGGGTTATGAGATGAAGATACTACCATGTGCTATTGATGGTGGTGAGATGGATTACAAATTTCCGTTCTGGGCTAAAGATAAGTCGCGTCCCAATGCTGACGTTAGTCATGGCTCTAGTGCGCAGAAAGAAGTAATCGACTTTGTATTTGTCTTAGCGGTATACCGTGCGCTTGACTTAGCTAGTTACCCATTACTTATTGATGAGACATTAGCAGCATTTGATACGGGACATCGTGACGAGGCTATTAACTTTATTAAAGATCTGATTGGTAAACAGCACCATTCACAATGCTTTATGATATCTCATGATGCAACGACGCATTTTAAGTTAACACATGCGGACTTGATCGTTTTGGACAATGACGGTATTGAAGGTCCTGCTAGCTTTAACAAGAATGTACTAATTAGTTAAAATAATGTCAGATATATATTATCTTAGTGTATATTAACTTAATGGAGATTTAAAAGATGTATTACTACTTACGTATGTTGAAAGCAATAATGAACGCACTGGGTCAAAAGGCTACAAGGAAGTACGGGTGGGCGGCGATACGCTGTTTAATATCGCGGCAGGTAAACGAAAGCGCCCCGCTAGTAGTTATCGATCCGATCGTAGTTAAGGCACTGATGTATGACGAGGGTCCGGTTAATGAAGACACCTACAGGAACGCCATAGCGTTCGCTACGTTCATCTCTGAGTGGTTCACTGGGAATGTACCTGTTAGGCGACAAATACTTAGCGAGGCCGTTGATACGATCCATTACCGACACACTAACAGTGAAAGTACGCAAATATGTAGAGCTATTGCGCATGACAAGACGCCCTTTTGCCGTCTAAGTGTAAGGTTACACATAAATGCCGTTATCGAATATCCTACGATGGTTAGCTACCGTAAGTCCTTTGTAATAATGGATCATTTATTACAGTTCGGATTACTACGTGACAATGACGGGCTTATATTGAAATACATTAACACATGTGGGGCTAAATAATGTTAACGATCAAAGAGCGGTCTGAACTGCCGGACGGTAATATAGTCAATGCGCCTGAGCAAACAATAACTATTACTATAAACTTGGAAGGTGTAGCAGGTGCAGGTGTTGCTAAATCAATGCGTGACGATCTTCCGGAGGTGTATGTTAAATATAGAAAGGCATGTAATCTTGGACTGTTATCACCTAACTCGTTAACAACTGTTAAATTTGGCGAGGGTAAGCAGGCATTACTATTCCCTACAAAGATACTGTGGAGAAACCCATCCCCCAAAGAAATGGTGATGGATAATCTAAAGCGGCTTGGGGAGATTTATGAAAGACTAGGGATAACGTCTCTAGCTTTTGTTCCTCCCGGTATGTCTAACGGCTGGTTACGCGGTAATGACAAAAAAGAGGTATGGGACTTTCTAGTGAAGACATTAGAGTCAATGGACATACCTGTAGTACTTTACAAATAAAAAAGGAAGTATCATGAATGTAAATATAAGAGTTTTCTTAAGCCGTATGTCGCTCCTCTGGATGTCGAGCGCGCACGATTCCGCACTAGATGTCATTAAGGGAACAACTGCATTAGCAGCACCGCTTAGACCTGTGGCGGCGTTAGTTAGACGTATTCAAACGATGCGCCTTATAAATAAGGTCTGTCCGGAAAGACCATCCGATACGTCGACAGCACATAAGAACATCTATATGGTGTTGCGCGAATGGCTGATTGTGAATAGCGATGTGGACAGTACTATCATACTCGACAGTTTAGGTGCGATCATCAGATCACAGGGCGGTCCCTACACTACGGGTGGAGACATCTCAAAGTTCGGGATTATGAAAGGTCTGCGAGTTGACAGTGATGTGTTTAGTAGTTTAGTGGATACATTACTTATCCGCCGCTTGGTGAACCTTGAGGAGTTTCGGACGCTCCTACGCAAGGCGGAAGTGATGGATAAGCTATTTGCTGAAAACGTGTTATTAACACCAGACCGCAGTTCCACAATTGCACCCGTTAAGACGTTACCGTCTAATGGACTTTACATCTTTAGCAGCAGCATCGCTGCCTACAACATAATGCAGGAATTAGAAAGAAATGAAAAATAGTAAAATGACAACAAACGGTACACGAAGAATAAAGGATATCTTCATATTTGATATTGCGGTAGGGGCTGAAAATGGACAGGATGGGTATAATAGTAACGACCGTATAATGACTGTTGGTAAAGCTCGCGAGCATGTGGGTGCTATTAACTATCATGCCGATGTTCGAACAGTCGGACTTATAGCGCGTGATGGTGAGAAGTACTGTATCCAATATCATGTTAAGGGTAATATGTTGACTATACCGTCTGGGAAAGTTGACATGGGTGAGGATACGCTAACAGCATTGTGTCGTGAAGTGGCAGAAGAGCTGGACTACAAGCTTGACAAATCCACTCTAACATTAATGGACGTTTCTAACCGTTCGTACCCCGCTTACGGTAATGTATGTGAGTTCGTCTATGAGACCACACAACAATTAGGTGACTTATCTAATCCAGAACCGTTAAAGCACCATTGGATTAAATGGATGACCTTGGATGAGATATTGGATAGCGATATCCGTATAAGTCATATGTTAACTACAGCGTTGGGATTATAGAACCATGTCTACAGTTGCTAAAATCGTTGCGGCGTCGTTGGATGACAAGCCCGCACGTAAACGTAAAACATCATACAACGCAGCAGATATATTAGATGAGTTGGCTTTCCATAACCTCACTAAGACGGTTCAACTAATGGGCCAGACTGCGATGGTAATTCAGGGATATGCTAAACGCTGTAATGTCATTACTGCACTGCCTCTGGACGACCTGTCCTTTATGAAGACTGCACAATGGGATAAAAGAAAGAAGTGTTTCATGTACTCCAATATTGAGTTGGGTGACATGCGACCACGTCCTGAAATAATAACCACCCATCGCGGTGTTAAATGTCAGATACGACAATCATACCTGTCAGACTGTAAAATCCGAAACGTTAACCCTTAAACTATACTAGGCCGCAGTGACTCTTAGTTGTCACCGCGGTACTTGCTATGTATCTATTTATATAAGAGAGCACCATTATGAACACATTCACTAAAGTAATACTTTTAACTATCGCGTTATGCCTTACATTAATAGCAGTAACGTATTCTGAACAGGCTGAGGCATCTTGGGCTGCACATGAGGACACATTCGTCGAAGCCGCAAGACTAACGGGTGTTGACGTTAGAGATCTGGCGGCGATGGCAGCATTGGAATCTTCTTTTAGATCTAGTGTTAGTGCTAAAGGTACTAGTGCAACTGGACTGTTTCAATTCACTAGTCGTACATGGAGAGTTACATTAGGTAATTATGGAAGTCAGTACGGGTTAACTAGACGTGTAGGTAGAACAGATGCATGGGCTAACACTTTAATGGGTGCTGAGTATTTAAAGGAGAATTACCGTGTGTTGTTAAAGAAGATGGATAGAGAGCCTACCCTTATTGATCTTTACATGGCACATTTTATAGCGCCGCGTCGTGTTGCCGCATTAGAGTCAGTCGACCACGATTTAGCTATTGCAGACATTTACCCTAGACTTGCTCGATACAATACTTCTATCTTTTATAAGGATGGTAAATCAAGAACTGTAAATGAGTTTAAAGACTACATCAATGATAAAGTATTACGTGCCTATGGTAAGTATTCTGACCGCGCACTAACTGCCTACAATTCACACATGGATGCGTTCCTAACTGAGTATGCTGATGCTGCTATTGAATACTGGGTATGTGCGGCGGATGAGGAGCTTCGTAAATGGGGGCCTGATTTCGTAGAGCAAGTGTTGGCTAAAGTTAATATACCGCTAACTATTGCAGATTTGCCAATGACTGACGACTTACTTATAAACGGTCATAAGCATCATGGTGGACAGTCCTATAAGACAGTTACACCGTTAACTGACAGACGTTGGTTAGTGTAGTTCTATATAATAGCAAATAAAAAAGAGGAGCCTCGGCTCCCCTCTTTTTTTTGTCGCTACAGTTCTGTGAACAGTTCAGGATGTTCAGATATTACGTTTAGCAGTAAATCGTTTTGTTCCTGAAGTGCGTCAGCTCTAGCTGTCTGTTCTGACAACTGAACTGCTAAAGGCACATGCAGTTGTATTGCGGCACGTCTTGTCGCCTCCAATTGAATGTGGTCTTCGTGCGTGACAGTAGTCGTCATTGGAATCGTAGCCATTCTTATATTAACTTGTTCTTCCACTACACCTGCACCTTTCTTTATTAACGACTGTATATCATCAAGTAAGTAAGTAATGCTGAAGTTATCTGGGAGAGGGCCTAAGTCAAGTAAAACACATTTACGTGAGTACTTTATACCTGACATTCCCGGATATGATTCAATGTATGTGTTAGGTACGTATAGATATTCATTAACGGCAGATATGAGCGTAACTATAGAAGCGCCTAATGCTAGGTCTTCTTTGTATATAGATTCCGACACACCCATCGGTTCATAATAATCGGCATAGACATCTATACCTTTACGTATTAGCTCATCAAAAGAACGTATCGCATGACAACGATAAACATCCGTAAGGGCCACAGTCCACGGACTATATAAAGAATACACCCCAGTAGTGTGTACCGGAGGGGTTATCAAAAATCTGATGCGGGCGTCTGCCATATTAGATTGCCTCTTCCATTGATTGACGTGCGAGTACTAAATATAGCACGTCGTTATACGTGAACCCAACATAGTTTAATCCGTCACGTTCTATACGTGCGAACTGAACATCAAGATAAGAATACTCATCCATCTCTTCCGCTGCAATGACTGCGCTCTGTAACATGAATATCCAATCAGTAGTGAACTTACTCATGCGGTTGAAGTCTGCAGATGACGATGCTATTAAAGCATATTCAGGGAAGTAATCGCTGAGATTATACTTATCGTCACGATTCTCGATACCGCCTGCTGCTACAAAGGCCAATGACTTGTAATGGACTGTTGAGATTTCTAAATATTTCTTAACATGCCCGCTTTCAGAGACTTTTATATACTTTTCCGCTAGCGTCCCAATGGTATTGTATGGTACTATAGGGGAGTATAATTGTCCACGGACACTCTCGTCAGGTATGCTTCTTAAGTGCCAAAGCGGAACTATAGTGAATTCAGTCGATGTGAATATATCCGGAAATACGTTGATCCAATCATCTTTAGGGTAATCTGAATTCGCTAAAATGTACTCTGCAATCGCTTCTTTAATTACTAACGGATTGTTTCCGGCAACGCCGTATATAACAACTGTCCAGTAAGTTTCAAGCGTAGCGTTCTCATCTTCACGATCATACCAATCATAATCATTAGTCACTCGGAACGAATACGGATTCTCTAGTGCTAACGCCGTCACTTTGAGATCGTGTTCAGGCAAGTTAAAGGCGGCTAGTGCTGGCTTAACGTATTCTAATGTCTTCATGAATGTATCGACATCAGTTACTGGCGGTATTACTGTTATTTCGTAATCATCGTACTGCGCTTTAAAGGCTTCGTCATTAAACCAGATTCTAATCTCGTTCTCTTCAGTGCCGTTAATTAGATCCCACGTAATGTACGCTGGCATCCAGTTACTTTTAGCGGTAACCATGTCTCCAAATTCAACATCACCGATATCTGTCTGAAATTCAGAAAGGAATAACGTTCTGAATCGTTCTGAATCGTCTGTGATATTGCCGCTGATAGAATTATCAAATATCCATTGTGCTACGTCAAGAATGTGGGCATGATAGGCTGCTGGTGTTTCTACAGTTACTCCGTCGGTCTTACTGGTGAATGTAGTTAATTCTACATTGTCAGCATCCGCTTTATTGTACTTGCCTTTCTCTGTTGCGTAGGACAGAGACATATTAGATAACTCGCCTAAGGCCGAGACGTTGTTGGGTGTGTTGTTGGCTAATGCCGTTATTCCAATAAACCCTTTGATATTGTACATAGGTGCACTCCATAAGACCAAGTTAAAAATACATAAATTATATAAGGTGAAGCAATGACGTTATATGCTTGGATAAAACTATTCATGCCGTTGGTGTTAGAGTACGTTAAAGAAGTAATCGTACCCGGAACGGATAATAGCAGAACATCGCCAGTTGAGCGAATTTGTATTCTGACTATACTAGTGTTGCTGGCTCTTTTAGGTTACGCTTCTCAAAGCTTCTTTGCTTTACATACAGAGAAGATGGAAGTTCAATTAGAGCTAGCTAAAAAGGAAGTGAGGTTAGAAGAGGTTCAGAAGACACTCGATGAGAAAAATGTTCTCTTGTCGGTTGCGTGTGTACCTACGGGGATACCCGTAGAGAAACCTAAAATACCGCCACGTGTAACATACAATGGACAGCGGACTCCCGTAGTTATAGAGAGAGTTAGACGTACTGTGGACAAGTCAGCTCTCAGGAAGAAGATGACCGAGGCCATCAACAAATATAATTAGTGGAGTAAATGATGATAAAAGTTTTAATACTAACCATGTTACTATTACAAGGCTGTGCGTTCATGCACCCGCCGCCGCCGAAGCTTCCTGTGCGTGGTAATGGGATGTTAAAGGATGTTCAGCCTCCGCCATCGCCAAGGGCCTATGTAAACCCCTACGTAGATAACGAGGAGTTCTACCAATTCGTGGACGACTATAACTGGTATCTTAATTATACGTTCGTGAATGTGATTATGCTGAACAACTATGCAGAGACTCGTGGCTGGGTTCCATCTATTGAGAAGCCTGTCTGTAAATTGGTATTGCGGGAACCTATGCTACCTCTTCCAGAGTTTGAGCCGGAGAATAGCGCCTTAAATGACTCGGACGCGTATGAGTGGGAGTTGGTCAATTACATAAAGGTGCTAAAACAACAGTATCAAGACAGGGTAGATTCAGAAGCGGCTATTGAAGAAGTTCAGAAGCGGCTTTGTGCCTATTAGGGAGTGTGGGCGTTTTGCCCACGCCCTTTTTTATTTGTCGTTACTATTAAAAAATAATGGAGATATATATCATATACAAGTACACACTTACTAATAAAGGTAACAAAATGGAAGAAATGTCAGTACTATCAATAGTTCCAGAAATCCCACGATATACATTAGGTTTAGATATTGAAACTAAAGACGTTGTTCCTAGTTCATACATTCTTGCCATTGGTGCCGTGCTTTATGATAACCACACACTAAAAGTTATTGCCACTTGGCGCATTGACTTCGATCCTAACGATCCTGAGCAAGGTAATCGAACTGTCTGCGAGCGAACAGTCGATTGGTGGAATACAAGAAAGCCGGGAAATGCGTTTCCATCACAGCAGGCATATGACTTAACATGGAACGGTACGACTAAGTTCAAAGACGGTATGCAGCAATTTGCAAAGTATATGAATGAGAATCCACGTAATGGTGTTACTGTTGTTCCTATGCGTGGTCCCGATTTCGATTACGTTATACTACGTGATGCGTTAAAGGATGCTGGGATAAACTACAGAATGCCTGCACGTAATTTAGACTCACATAGAACGGTTGAGCGTGTGATTAGTGCGTTAGGAATTCCGCCTGCTAGTGAAAATGAAGTACAGCGTTGGTGGAAAGGTCCTGAGCCATTGCACCATGTTGCAGTGTTCGATGCCGCTTGGGAAGGGTATGAGACTGCGCGTATGTATCACATACTTCACTGTTTTCGTCTATTGGGTTATGACGGTACTATGGAGATGGTTAAGTCATGGTCCGAAGCTGCTAAACCGCTTGAAGAATACACAGTAGATTACATGGCTGTTTATAACAAGATGCGAGCTGGTCGTGCGTTTGAGCCTGAGTACAAGTTAGGCGTGGCCGAATCTATCAACAGTTCACACGGTGAAGTTAAAGAAGTCTTTGACCAATTGGGAAAAGTTGTTAAAGAAGTCAAAGCGTCACACATTGATGCTAGTTCTACAGATACGGCTCCGATAACAATCAATCACACGCCGATAGAAAAGGGTAGTGAAAAATGAAACGAGAATACTGTGTTGCCTACATAAGTAGTGCAAATATTGAACATCGTCCGCATGGCGGCACTGGTGGCGGTATACACGCAATCTGCTTTGACACATTAGAAAGTACGCGTTATGCTAGAGTGCCTGTTCAGGTAACGCCTAGAGGCTATGCTAAGAAGTTGTCTGGTGCCGAACAGAAAGATAAAGAGTATGATCCTGAATATTCAGGACTAGGTCTTAAAGTTAAAGCTAAAGAGGGAACAGTGGTTAAGGACGGTACTGACATTACGTTAGTGGATGGTCTCATTAGCTGTGGCACTGTACTCGCTACTACAGCCATTGTTAAAACATTACTGGCACTACTTGAATACTCTGAGTGTAAGAACACGTTAATCCTAACCGATGACAAATACTTACATGTAGGTTTAAACAGTGGGCTAAAACGATGGAAAGCCAACGAGTGGCTTAAACGTGATGGGACGGATATTAATGATAGGAAGTTATGGGAGGAAGTGGATGCACTCTTGGAAGCGCGTGAAGGATTATTTGAAGTCGAAGTTACGAGAGGCGGTAAAGACACCAAGTTGTTCGAAGACGGTGGTCCAAACACCTCTCCATTCGGAAACACGATATCTGATAGAAACGCTGCGCTTGCTTCGGTAGGTTCTGTCAATGACGTGGTCGGTAATAAATGGATCCTTACTTCAATACATGAAACTGGATACTGGGACCCTGAAAAACCTATCCCTACAATGCTACAGCAGAAGTGGGCGTATCAGATGTCTGACTTGAATAGACCTGCTACACTTATCGATGGTGAGAAATACACACACTACTTCTTAGGTGACCATAACAAGTCTAAAGATGATATTGAACTATTAGGTAAGATGACATCGGATGGTGGTTTCTCTTTAGTTTTACATAAAGAAGAAGCGCCTGTTATAGACTTATTAACTAAATTGCACGTTGATAAGATGTGGGAACATAGTTGTAATATGTACAAGTCATCACTGATGGTAATGGTTAACTTAGCAAGTGTCCTTAAACCTAAAGGTTGTTGGGAAGTGGAACATGTTCCACATGAATATATGCTGATGAGTGGTAGTCGTAATGACGTTAGCTCTGGATA